TTAAAAAAGAAGAACTTCAAGGTCAAAAAGAAAAGAATAAAGACGAACTAGAAGAAGGCAAAATGTCAGACATTGACGCCATGCAAAAAGATGGTGCCTCTGCTAAAGACATTGCTAAAGCATTAAAGATTTCAGTAGCAACAGTTAAAGATATACTAGGCGAAGACGAACAACAAAACAAAGAAGATTTAGAAGAGTCTTTTAGTCCTGCTATGTTACAAAAATTAAAAACAGAATTTGGTCCTTTAAAAGGCAAAACTATTACAGCTGCTAGAGCAAAACAGTTGATGAATATTTTAGACAAATTAAAAGATAAAGATTTAGAAACTTTAAAAGGTGCAGGTATACCTTTTGTTTCTGGTGGTGCAATGTCTAAACTGTCAGTAAGAAAAATGAAATTCAAAGTAACTACAATTACTCCTTTCGGAGAAGAAACAATTGAAGAATCTTATACAGTAAAATATGTAGACCCTTTAAATAAAAAGAACTTACGTATGAAACATGCTAATGAAAAAGACGCTCAAGATATGATGGATAGATTAAAAAAAGCTGGCGTTAAAGATATTAAAGTCGTAAAAGAAGAAGACGCTTACGATAAAGATGATGAGAAACCAAAAAAACCTAAACCTAAAAAAGAAGATTTAGACGAGGATTCATTTGAAGAAGCATGTTGGGTAGGTTTTAAACAAGTAGGTATGAAAGATAAAGGTGGTAAACAAGTACCTAATTGTGTACCTGAAGAAAACGATTTAGACGAAGAAGTATTAGATGAAATGGCTGCTTTAAGAAAAAAAGCAGATAAGTCTGGTATATCGTATAGTATTCTAAAGAAAGTATTTGATAGAGGTATGGCTGCTTGGAAAGGTGGTCACAGACCAGGTGCAAGTCAGCACCAATGGGCTTACGCTAGAGTAAATTCATTTATCACAAAAGGTAGTGGTACATGGGGTGGCGCAGATAAAGATTTAGCTAAACAAGCAAGAGGTCAAAAAGAAGACCTTGACGCAGTGCCACAAGATAGAGACGTTAAGAAAAAAGATGGTACTCAACCTAAAAAATACTATAAAGGTTTAAGTAAAGATGTTAAAGACGCAAGAGCTTCACACTTTAAGAACAATGATTCTAACAAAGAGGCACCAGGAGATAAAGAAGCAAAAACTAAACCATCTATTCACACACAAAAATATAAAAAGATGTATGGTGAGGGTGCAAGAGAATTAGTATTAAAATTTTTAAAACAAAAAATGCAAACTTCCAAGGAGGAAAAATAATGAGTTATTTAAAAAATAAGCCAAACTCTTTAGAAGATATGGCAAAACAAATGCAGATACACACTAATGAATCTGATTACAAAGATAAGTTTAAAAAAGAATTAGACAAAGCCGGCAAAGGTATAGGTTCTATGACGCCAAAAGAAAAAAAAGATTTTTTTAATAAGATAGACAAAATGCATACGGCAAAAACAGAAAACGTTAAAGAAGAAGTTAATTGGACAGAAGCTGCTGAAGAACAAGAGAAAAGATCAGACGAAGCTAAGTATTATAAACCTGAAGAAGTTGAAGAAGCAACATATGGTTGGACTTTAGTTTCAAAAGCAAAAGATATTGCTAAAAAATTCAAAGATAATATATCAAAAGCTGTGGCAGAAATAGAAAAAATAGAAAAAGGTTTATCTAAAAATCCTACAGTTGACGCAGAGTTAAGAAAGTACAATGAAAATTTAGAAGAAAAATACGAAGAAAAAGAAAAAAAAGATGATAGCTCAAAGGAAAAAGAACTAAAGATCAAACTAGATAAAGAAAAAGATACAGACGCTTTAGAAAAACAGAATATAACTTTACAAGGTCAAGTCAATATTCTGAAACAAAAATTAGAAAACGAAAAGAATAAAGCTCTTAAGCCAGCACCTAATAAAGATACAGGCGAAGTACCTTTATCTGTTGGTATTGCTTACAAACATCTAAAAGATAAGATGAAAACTGAAGCTGCTAAGTATAAAAAAGAACAAAAAAAAGACGAAACTCAAACTAGAGATCAAGAAATGGCAGACCCTAAAGGTAAAACTGATACAGGCCAGCCTAAAACTCCAGTTGAAATGAATCCAAAAATTAACCACTCGTTTTAAGGAGAATATAGATGGCGTGGGTAGATATCGCAGGATTAAAAAATACATTTGAACATTCAGAGGAGTTTAACGACTCTTATTGGACAAAAAACGAATGTACTATTACTGCTAATGCTACAACAGCACCAGACGGTACTCTAACAGCTGATAAACTAACAGAAAGTGCAACTGCTAATAAGGGACATAGTGTTAGTAGATATGTCGGTGGTAGTGGTACTACAAACGGTTGCTCTTATAGTGTATATGTGAAACCAGATACACGAACTAAATTCGCTATAGGTTTAGCTTTTAGTCCAGATAGTCTAACAGTTAATGCAAAATTTGATTTAACAGCAGGTACAGTTATTAGCAAAGGTAATCCTTATGGTCATGCTGTAACAGAGGCCTCTATACAAAAAATTGGTGATGATGGTTGGTTTAGATGTATTATACAAAATGGAACAAGTGGAGGAGCTTTTAATCCTAGTTGTTATCTAACAACAATGGACGACAGTAATGACACCACGCCAGCTTCAGGTTCAGGAAGTATTTTTATCTGGGGTGCAATGTGGCAATTAGAACATGAAACTGTTGTTAATGGTACTAACGCTGGTAGATATGTTTATAGTGGTGGTTCTTCAGGTGTTGAAGGAAGTTTATGGCAATATGAAAATGCTGCTACAGCAGCTAATACATATCCTGATTCCGCTGACGGTGCAAACTCAACTGTGTCTGGTGGAATAAGAACACACACAAGACCAGGAACTAGTGCTGTTACAAAAACATATTTAAGAACTAGAAAAAAAGGAACTACAGTTGAGAGAGGTGAGTTGTCACATACTTACTATCATGGACAATAAAAAAACAAGAATATATTGTGACATGGATGGTGTCCTTTGCGACTTTGTAAAGGGTGTTGAGAAACTACATGGTATAACTATTAATAACTGGTCATACGGAAGTAAAACTGAAAAGTGGGCTAAAGTAAAAGCAACACCTAAATTTTGGCATACGTTACCATGGCATACTGGTGGTAGACAACTCTGGTCTTTCATATCAAAGTATAAGGCACATATACTATCAGCATACGTAGAGGAAAGTTTTGATCCTAATTGTATACCAGGCAAGACACATTGGGCAAGAACAAATTTAGGTATATCAGGTAATAGAATTAATCTAGTTAAACGAGTGCAAAAACAAAATTACGCAAGGGTCATGGGCAGTCCTGCCATTCTAATAGATGACTATAAGAAGAATACAGATCAATTTAAAGCAAAGGGTGGTATAGGCATACACCATACAACAGTAGGTAACACTTTAAGAGAGTTAAGATCACTAGGTTTCTAACTTATTTCCGTTATAAATAGTGTTAGTTATAACAACAAAGTTAATTAATTAATTAAGGAGAAAAACAATGGCTTTATGGGGAAACGATATTAAACCCAAAAACTTAACCGAAGCTGAGAAGAAGGAAGTATACGCTACTGCTTCAGGCTGGGTTAGAGAAGCGGGTTCAATTCTTTCAGGTAATGATAACACAGCTGCTACACCAGAAGTTTTGGTTGCAGTTGGTCAACTTGCTACTAATATGGGTGCAGGTGACATTACTGAAATAGAATTTATTACGACAGCATTTGATAAATCTGCTGGCGGAACACTACAAGTAAGAGTAAGATTTAATGAAGACGTAACTGTAACAGGTACACCACAATTATCAGTAACAAATGGTAACGAAGGTACTGGTACAGGTAGAGGTCCTCATGTATTATCTTATACTTCAGGATCAAATACTAACGAATTGGTATTCGGCTTGACTATAGGTGCTGCTGACGCTGCTACCGAGGCTGACGATGTACTAACAATTGGTGCTAACGCAATGTCACTTAACGGTGGTACAGTAAAAGATAGAGGTACGGCAACGAACTCTACTATTACTAACGCTTCATCAATAGGTACAGCTGCTGGTTCAATTACAGTTGTAGCATAATAATAATAAATTTATAGGGGTCCTAAAAAGCCCCTATATAATAATAACAATTGATGTAGTCAAATGGCTACAGTAGCATTCCCGAAAGGGTTTAAAAAGGAGAAAAAATGGCAGACAAAAAAGTAACACAATTAACTGATCTAGGCGACGCTCTAGATACAGCAGATTTATTTCACGTAATAGATGACCCGAGTGGCACACCTATTAACAAAAAAATTTCAGCTGAAAATGTATTCAACAATATTCCAAGTTGGATTGCATTAAAACAAACAGCACAAACAATTACAGCAAGTGGTTCAACTCAAGCAGCTGATCTAACTTCAGCAGTGACTTTGATTGACGCTACTTCAAACACAGCACCAACAACACTAGCAGCTGCTTCAACAGATGGACAAATTAAAACAATTTTAAATTCATCTACAAGTGGTACAAATGCAGTGACAATTACACCATCAAACTTTAAACAAGGTACAACAGTTACGTTAAACGCTCCAGGTGAGTCAGTAACTATGATTTACAAGTCAAGTTTTTGGTATATAATCGGTGGTGAGGGTTACGTAGTAGCTTAATATATAATATAATATAATATAATAGGAGTATATAATGATAATTGATGAGAAATTATTACTAGAGGAAAAAGAGAAGTTAACAAAAGAGTTTAATGATCTTGCCTCTAAAATTAAGAGTGTTGAGTTAAATGTAGGTACTATGAAAGCAAATTTAAATGCAATTAATGGTGCTATACAACAAACAGACAATCTTTTAAATAAGGTAAAAGAACAAACAAATGAAAAAATTTAAATCATTCATAAAAGAAGAAGATTTAAAAGACTTTGAGGAAGATTGTTTAGCAGGCAAAAAACCTGTTAAACAACCGACCGAAGAAACAGAAAAAAAGGAAACTAAAGAAGATGAAAACATTTAAGAAGTACTTAAACGAACAACATGGAATAGGCGTTGGTACACCGGAAGTTAACTCTGTAGAAGATGGTAGCATTGGTGTTCACAATATACATGATCCTGAAGTTTTAAAAAGAGTAAATGCTTTTGTGGGATCAATAGGCGAAAGAGAATACATTAAACCAGGTTTTGCAATTGACGAGCTGAGAACAAAATTATCTAAAATAGGATTAGAAGTTAGTCCTTGTGCTATGGATGGTGACAGCGGAACAGTTAATTGTGAAGTTACTGCTTACGGCGGAAGATTTGGTAAAGATATAGATGGTTCTGATATTAATGATGATGGTATATCACACAAAAAAGAGGGTGGCCTTAAACTAGAGGTTAAGTACGAAACATTAAAAACAGGAACATCAAAAGTCTACGCTAAATTAGTATAGGTTATAATGTTCAAAGAAATAACCAAAGAAAACTGGTTGCTTTTTGCACAGCATAATTATGATAATCCTACTCTAGAAGATGAGAAGGAATTCTATGAAGATATTAAAAGAATAAGATATCTAAAAAGGTTATTTCGTAAGTATAGTGTAACAGGTAAACTAAAAGTTAGATTAGTAGTTAATCACTTGATAGTATTACAAAACGTATTCGGAGTTGAATGTGCCGTTTCACTATTACTGTTTAAAATAGATAGTAAATATTGGGGAATATTAAAATCTTTTTTAGAGTACCTTGAATACTTATATCCACACGAGTTAAAAAGTATTGAAAGAGATTCTGAAATACAAAGATTATTAGAGGAACTATAATGAATAGAGGTGTAGATTTATTAATAACATATAGAATTATCAAGATGTTATCAACACCATTTAATAAGCAAGACGCTTTTAAATATGGTATCATTGACGACAAAGGTACTGTATTAAGAAAGTTTAGAACTATCACAAGTCCAAAAGAAAAGAGAGCATATACTTTACTTCATAGATTTGTATTCAATCTAAAAAGACTACTAGCCAAAGCAGGAGTTAGAGGTGCTTTAGGTTCTTTTGCAGTTGCAGCCGCTCTTTTATTTAAAGAAAATAAAGAGGCTAAAAAACATCAATTAATAATAGAATCCGCTGTGATCACATACTTAAAACAAACAGATCAGTATGACTCTATGTTATCAGAAAACATAAATATACCAGACATACAGGAGACGCCAATTATGAATTGTTTTGGTGTTGACGTGTTTGAACAAAACGGAGAATTAATAAGCGAGTACGATTATGACAAAACATTATAAAGCAATGATGGATGAACTCATCAATAAGATGGACGAAGACGCTCCAACTAACGCCACAGGTACAGCCGTTGCAGGTACGGGTGATGACAATACAGTACATGCTTTAACAAAATCACATAACAAATATAAAAGGGATAACTTATCTACAGCAAAAGGATATGTTGGTTCTGTTGTACCTTTATCAACAAAAATTAAAGAAAGTGATGACAATAATAATGTAGTATTAAAAGGTGTACTAGATAAAATTGATAGTATAGAAATTAAAATAGATGAAATGACAGAAACACCTACGGAGATTGTTGAAGAACAAGAACCACAATACAAAACATTTAGGGACAAATACAATGCGTAATTTCAAATCATTTAAAGAATATTTTACTGGTCAAATAAATGCAAATAAAGAATATGATTTAAAAGACAAAGCTTTATATTACAAACTTGTAAGGCAGGCTATGTCAGTTATGCCTGGTTCTGAAAAGCAAAAACAAATTAAAAAAGAAATTGAAAGAGTACAAAAAAGATTGGGTATTAAAGAATATGTAGGTGGGTCTATCGGTGGCCAAAGAGGACCAGGTCTAGGAAATTTTAGACCAATGGCCAGTATGAAAAAACAAGAAGGCACAGCACTACATGGATACCTAATCAAAGCAGGTATCTTAAAAAAATAAGGAGAAAAATGGAATATATAGATTTATTAATACAACTAGCAACAAAATTCTGGCAGTTTACAGTATTAGGTATCTTAATAATTATAGGTGCAATAATAAATTGGTCAGATAAAATACATCTTAAAGGTAGAGATAGAAGATTCTCTTACGAAGAAATGCCACATATGCAACCAATAACAATACCTACTAAAAATAGAGGATTTTGGGGTGCAATAATATTGTGGATGTTATCAGTAAGAACTTGGAAACTATCAAGAGATTTTAAATACAAACTAGATGGTCAAAGTTATATTATACCAGAAGGATTTGTATTTGATGGTGCAAGTGTACCAAAATTCTTAGCTTCATTCTTATCACCAGTAGGAGTTTTATTAATTGGTGGTTTAGTACATGATTATGCTTACAAGTACACAGCTTTAAGAAAAGTTGGTGCAAAGAAAGGCGAAATCTTATTACTAGACAAAGCAGAAGCAGATAGAATATTCAGAGACATTAATATAGAAGTTAACGGTTTTCATCTACTAAACTATTTAACGTATTGGACATTAAGAGCGTTTGGTTTTGTAGCATGGAATAAACACCGAAAGGTAAACGCTAAAATAAATCTTTTGTAATAGAGATATATTTTAGACTATAAAAAAGGAGAAGAATATGGAATGGTTAAAAGGAAGAATGAAGGAACTATCATCACTACATGGTGGTGCTTTAATTGCAGTAGGATTAGTAATCTTATTTGCAAGTCCATTTGCTAAAATGGCGGCTTGGGCTGCTATAGCTTATGGAGCGTGGGCAATCTGGAAAAAAGACTGATAGCAATCCATGGGATTTAGATTATTTTTTATAGGCATAATACTCAGCACCCTTTTGGGTGCTGGCGCCTATGTTATGAAGTTACAAAAAGATAACGCTATCTTAAAAGGTAATGTTATCAAAATGGAATCAGCCATCGCTGATCAAAAGAATTTAATTGAAAATCAAAAGAAAGACTTTGCTGAAATACTAGAAGCAAACAAAAAGATAAACGAATTAGTTGGTAATCTTAAAAAAGATTTAGACGATTTAGACAAAAGAT